AATCCAACCCGTCTCGGTCAGTCCGTCGAACCACTTGATCGCCGCGATGATCCCCGCGTACTGGCTGCCGTCGCCGCTGCGGGTGGCGACGCGGAACCAGTTGTACGGAACGGCGAGCGAGCCCACCGTCGTGCTGGTGTCGGCCACCACCCGGAAGTTGCCGGGCAGCGAGGTGAAGGTCTGGCCGATCGGCACGATGTAGTACAGCGACTGCCAGCCCTGCAACTGGATGCCCGTCGCGGACACGGTCACCGACGTATAGACCGAGGAGCCGACGACCGGGATGACGGTGTTGATGGGCGGCATCTTGATCTCGAAGTAGCCGCTCGGGTCCAGCGTCGGGTCGAACGTGGTGGGCCGCAGGAAGATGCTGCCGCCCCAGTAGACCGAAGCGGTCGCGTAGTCGACGAGCCGTGGACCCTCCTGGTTTGCCGACTGGATCGCCTGAGCCATGAAGTCGCGCTGCGCCAGCGCCGTCTCCAGCGCGGCGAGTCTGGTCGCGGTGTCGACCGGGGTGTAGGCGGGGACCTGGGTGATGGGCATGAGTCACCACTTGATGATCTTGTTGAGCGCGATGTACGGCGGCATGTTGATGTCGGTCCACGGGATGCCCGCCACATCGACGGTGACGCTGTGCGCGTGCCGGGCGGTCGCACCCGGGTTGTTGACCGTGTGGTTGTGCGCCCCGCCGTTGCCGGTGTTGTTCGCGCCGGTGGCGAACCGCAGCATGGCTGACGCTCCGGTGCCGGAGAAGCCGGTCGGGGCCGACCAGCGTGCGTCGTGGGCGTGGTCGCCCGCACCGTCGGTGATGCTGCTGGCGTGCGCGTGGTCGGGCGAGTCGACACCCGATGAACCGGTGTGGCTGTGGCTCGGTGCCCCCGAGGCGTCAGCCGAGCCCCCACTTGCGGCCAGCGCCCGGGTGCCACCCGCGCCGACGGTCATCTTGTTCTGGCACTGCGGCAGGTTGAAGGTCGTGGACCCGTCTCCTGCCCCGAAGGTCGTACCGATCGCCGCGAACAGCGCGGCGTAGGTCGTGCGGCTCTGTGCGCTGCCGTCACACACCAGCCATCCAGCCGGAGGGGTCGCTGCGGCGTAGTCCATGACGCAGCCCGGCGGGATACCGGTCGCCACGGCGGACGTCGGCGGGTAGATGCTGACGGGGCTCATGCGAACACCAGCCCGCTGATGGTCGCCACCAGGACGGAGGCGACGCTGGCGTAGGCGACGACGGTGCCGCCCACGGGGAGAACTTGCGAGAGGTCGAACACGAGCACGCTCTTGGCCGGGATGTCGACGTTGGACACGATGTCGTTGGTCGCCGCACCCACCCCTCCGGCAGCCACGAGACGGACGAAGGCCGCGACGGTCACCGTCGTCGTGTTCGCCACGATGACCTGCTTGACGATGGCCGACTGACCGGCGGGCACTGTGTAGACGACAGCAGCCGCATTGGCGAGACTCGCCTGCGCCATCCTGACCGGGGTGTAGGCGACCATCACAACTCCGCTGAGAACTCTAGGTAGGCGGCGGTCAGGTTGTTCCCGCAGAGATGGTTCGCCTGTCCGACGGTGGCGTACACCGCCGAGGACAGCGTGACGTCAGCCCCCCATCGGGTGGGGGCGTTCACGGCTATGGCGGTACCGACCGGAACGCCTGACCCGGCGTAGTTGACGAACGTGCTGGCCGCCGAGGACCCGAACGTGGGTGAGGCCCGCATCGTCACCGGGAAGAAGATCATGTTGTCCGACTGTGAGGTCGTCACCACCAGCCCGGAAGCGAAGCGCGGGTAAGCCTGCGTCCCCGTGCTGTCCATCCGGTAGTAGTACCGCTGGCACCAGGCCAGTTGCTGCTGCCAGGGGAGACGCTGGAACGGGTTGGCGATCGGCCCGGTCTCCAGTTGCACGTCACTGACGTAGATGGTCGTGTTCTGGATGCCGATGCTGGACGCCCGCGCCGCATAGGTGGCACCGGCCGACAACCACAGGTTGACCGCCAGGTAGTCGTTCTCGTTGGAGCCACGAATCTTGCTCGCCATGCTGGGCATCGTGAAGGTCACCGAGTACCGCGTGTAGAAGGCGTTGAGGGTGACCGCGCCCACCGCCGTCAGCACGTCAGCACTCGGGGTCCCGAAGCCGGTACCGGTCCCGAAGGACTGGATGACCTCGACCCCGATCTTCGCCGTGCTGAGGCATGACGCGGTGAACGAGAGGGTGACGGTCTTACCAGCGAGCGTGCGGCAGTTCTCGATCCGCTGCGTCAGGGAGGCGTAGTCACCGGCGAGAGACTGGCCCGCCACATCGGACTGCACGAAGTGGGTCATGCCGTCGTTGGTCGAGGCGTAGCCCGGGGCCGCGAGGGTGCGGTACACGGTGTGCGTGCCGCCGGAGTGCGTCTTGATCCAGCCGTCGAGGCAGTACCCGTCGGCGGTGAAAGAGACTCCCTGGGACCGCTGGCAGACCGACATGTCGCCGTTGCGGATCACGTTGCGCCAGTCGGTCGCCTGGTCCCGCTGCGCGAGCAGGGCCTCGACCTGGGTGGCGAGCGCCTGGATGACGTTGTCGCCGTCCTTCACCAGATCGGTACCGGCCGGGTAGGGCAGCGCGTAGGTCGGGGTGGCTGGCATCAGACGTACCCGTCCCAGGTGACCCCGGCGCCGACCGAGTCCCAGGCCAGGGTCGCCGCGTCCCAGGTGCTGGCGGGGGCCGGGAACAGCAGGCCGCTGGCGGTGAGGTTCACGGTGGCCGGGCTGGCACTGGCAACGATGCCCCCGGCGAACACCTGGTACAGATCGAAGATGGCAACCTCCTGGGGCATGATCGGCACGTCCTGCATGATCCGCGCGTTCCGGTCCCCGATGCCGGTGCCGCCGGGCAGGCTGACGGAGACGGTGGCGATGGCCGCCCCGCTGTTCGCCAGCGTCAGATGTTGGAGCACGCCGATCTGCCCGACGGGCACCGTGTAGAGCACGGCGTCAGCGGTGGTGAGCGCAGCCTGGGCGAACGAGGCCGGAGTCAGCGTGGGGGAGACGCTCATCAGAACCCACCCATCGCCACGACCGGTTCCCACGCGGTGCCGGTAGCCCCGCCGCCACCGCCCGAGTCCACCCATGCGGTGGCGTAGTTGGTGGCGCTCGTCTTGGCGAGCACCTGGTTGACCGTGCCACCGACCGGCATGTCGTGCGCATCGACGTACTGCTTGGTCGCCGCCTCCAGTGCGTTGACCGGGTCGGCCGGGAGTTGGATCGGCACCAGGGCCTTGCGGCTCATGCCATCACCGTCACCCGGTACTCGCCAGCGGCCGGGGCGACTGTGAACCGAACCGTGACGTTCGCCGTGTCGGTGCGCTCGACGTCGCACTCGATGGTGTCGTACGGGGCGGCGACCCGGTAGACCTGGACCTGCACGTCACGGGTGCCCAGCGCGTGGTTCACCACGACGCTCGTCGCACCACCGACGTTGACGTTGTACCTGGTCGTCGGTGGCGCGGCATGGGTGTGGTCGGAGCGGGCCACCGTGACAGCCGAGCCGGTACCGGCCAGCCCGGCAGCGATGGCGTTCGCGGTCACCACGATCGAGGCGTCCGCCGCCACCACGTCGATCTGGTTGCCGGTCTGGGTCAGGCCGTTACCGGCGATGACCGAGCCCGGGCCGGAGAACTGGGTGAACGGCATCGCGGTGGTGCCGAGCGTGCCGCCCGTGTTGGCGGTGGACACCCAGCCGGTGTCCGCGTAGAGCGTGCCCTCCTCGACGAACATGAACGCGCCGGGCACCTCGGCCCAGGAGTCCATGTCCAGGGCTCGGGCCCAGACCCCGGCCGCGACGACGTAGACGCCGTTGGTGGCGTTCGTGCCGTTGTTGATGAGCACCCGGTCGCCGACGGCGGTCGCCACCCCGTCGATCGTCTGGGCGCCGCTCGCGGTGCCGCCGACCAGGGTGGTCGACAGGAGCCGGACACTGGGCTTCGGGTCGAGCCCGGCGGCCACGCCGTCGACGTACGCCTTGTTGGCTGCGTCCGTGCCGCTGACCGGGGTCGCCACGTTGGTGACCAGTTGGCCGTTCATGTTGACCGCAGTGGTGGGCACCCCCAGCCCGGACAGGGCGACCGCCGCGTGGTCAGCGGTGACGTGGGTGGGGTTCCCGTGCTTGTGGTCGGTGCGGCTGGCCGTGGTCCCGACGCCATCGGCGGACGCACCGCCGAATGTCGTCTCGGGGGTGACCGACCCGAACACCGAGGCCAGCGAGGCGAGGGTGATCGCGGAGTGGTCCGCGTTGACGTGCGTCGGGTTGCCGTGCTTGTGGTCCGACCGGGAGGCGCTGGCGGCCACACCGTTCGCGCTGGCCGCACCGAACGTCGTCTCGGCGGTGACCGCACCCAGTGCCACCCCGGAGGCCGACACCCATGCGGTGCCGTTCCAGAAGTACAGGGTGTTGCCAGTCGTGTCGTAGTAAATCTGCCCGGCGACAGGAGTGGACGGCGCGGCGGCCAGGTTCTGGACACGCGCGTTCTGGAGTTCGGACTGCACCAGGTCGATCGCGGTCAGGAACTTGCGGCTCATCAGATACTCCTACGAGAGATACGCCGTGCCGCTGAACGCAGCAGAGAAGGTGATGCGCAAGGTCGTCGAGGTGAGGTACACAACGTCACCCTCGACCTCCGAGCCGCCGGAGTCCACCACCGAGACGTTCGGCTGGAAGGACAGTGGGTGAGTGATGTCCCAGACGGCGACGGCGCTGCCCTGGTTGAACACGAATCCGAGCAGGCCCGGCCCCGGCGGAGGAGCCCATACCGACTGTCCTCCGACCGTCGTCATCACCTGTCCGTCGGTCGGGCTCGGCTGGACCTGTCCTGGCCTGATCTTCGTCATGGCCCCTCACAGGCGTAGTAGACCTCGATCTCGTCACCGGTGATGCAGCCGCTGGCGGGGGTCAGGATGACGGTGGTCATGCCACTGTCCCAGATCCAGTCGACGGTTTCCTGCTGCTCGATGCCGTTGAGGTAGACGTGGACGCTGTCCGGGACGGGCGGGTGACAGGAGAGCGGGATCAGGGCCGGTGGGTCCACGACGTCCAGGTAGATGTACGTCTCGGCGTCACTGTCCGGGGTGGTGCGGAACCCGACGTTCAGATACAGGTAGGTGGCGCTGTCCTTGGCGGGGGTCAGGGCGAACCCGACGTTCTCGTAGAGGTACTGGACCGCTTCTTGGGTGGCGGTCACGGCAGGAAGGCGGAGTAGCCCGCGAGGATGCGCGGGGAGAACAGGGACAGTTGGGCGGTGAGGCTGGTGATCCGCTTGACGTAGAGCAGGCCACTGATCTGACCGGGGGTGAGAACACCGACGTTCAGGGTGTTCGCGTAGGCAGCCCCGTCGGCGGAGAACTGGAACTGTCCGACCAGGGTCGGGCTGGCGTCGGGGTTGACCTGGAATGCCAGGTTGACGCCGGTGGCGGTCAGGCCGGGCGAGTTGTTCTTGATGCGGAACGTCTTGACCGCGCTCGTCCCACGGGCGGACTCGGCGAAGTCCATGACCGAGTCGAGCAGCGGGATGTCGCTGGTCGGGTGCCAGAACACCAGCCGGTCCGGGCTCTGCGCTGCCGGGATCGTGCCGTACAGGTGCAGTGTCCGCCAGCGGGGGAACCCAGCGTTGTACCCACCGCTCATGTTCCACCGGATCGCCTTCACCCCGGTCTGGTTCCAGGGCGTGATGTTCTGCCGGTACTGCGGGGAGAACACGTTGTCGACGTACGGAGTGCTGCTCGGGTAGACGTTGGCCCAGGTGCCGTCGATCAGTGTGGTGGTGTTGGCGGACCAGTTCATCGCACCGATGCCGGTGTACTGGGTGGCGATGAAGAACGCGGCCAGGTCCCGCAACTCGGGGAAGATGATGCCGAACGTTGCGCTGTACGGGTTGTCGGAGAAGTTGATGCCGATGGACGTGCTGTCGTCGTTGAGCCCGTCGAGGACGGTCTGGGCCTGCTGGGTGGCGACACCACTGTTGAGGTCGACGTAGACCGCGATGCTGCCATCCCGGTCGTAGGACATCCGGCGGGACGGCGGGTCCGGGTAGTTGCCAGCCATCAGGGACCCTCGGAGTAGCGGCACTCCAGCCGGTCGCCGGACACGACGGTCACGCTGGGGTCGATGACGATGCTCTGGGTCCCGGTGTCGTAGTCCCAGTCGATACGGCGCAGGCACACGCCGTTGAGGTAGACGTGGATCGACAGGTCGGCCGGGACAGTAGCCAGCGCCAGTGTGGTCACGGACCCACCTCGTAGACGTAGCGGGCTTCGAGCAGGTCACCCGACTGCGCGCCCATCGCCGCCTGCACCCGGACCTCGCTGCCGACCAGAAGCCAGTCGGTCGCCTCGAACTGCTCGACGCCGTTGAGGTAGACGTGGACCGACCCATCCGACGTGGGCGGGTGGGTCAGCGCGAGCGTAGGGGTCGCCATCAGGGGACCACCAGGTAGTCGTAGGCGAAGGTCACAGCGGGCCCGGTGGCGCCCGGGGTACCGGGCGCTCCGGTGTCACCCTTGTCGCCCTTGTCGCCCTTCGGGCCGGGCGGGCCAGGCGTGCCGCCGCCACCCCCGGATGGCTCGGTCCAGGCGGAGAAGTTGCGGATGCCACCGGCCATCCAGAACGTGCGGACATAGGTAGCCGGGGGCGGGTACCAGGACTGCTCGGACACCTCCTGGATGCCGAAGCCGTCCGGGGTGACGATGACGGTGCCGAGCCATTCCTTGCCGTTGTCCGGGGAGTTGATGACCCCGACGGTGGACCACCAGTAGCCCTGACGGCAGGCGGCCTCACTGTTCCAGTCGTTGGTCTGCACCGCGTACGGCGCGAAGCCCGGGCCCAGCAGGTCGGAGGCGGCACGGATCGACGGGCGGCGGTCGTTGTGCAGGACCCGCTTCTCCATCGACCGCATCCAGTCGTTGGCGTTGATGTCGATGGTCCAGTTGTTCTGACCGCCCATTCGTGCACCTCCCTCCGTTTAGTGACTAAACGTCAGCCTGCTGCGTCGGCCGCAGCCTGCGCCGCGTCCGGGTCCTCACCCGCGTTCGGTGCCGGGCTCATCACGACCTGCACCTGCTCACCATCGGGGCCCACGGTGACGGCGACCGAGTCCAACTTCTGCCACTGTGCAACCTCCCGGCAGGTGCCCATCGAGCGCAGCGGAATCCACACACCGGGGACCAGTTGCTCGAACCCGACCCCGACGTTCGGGTTGAGCGTCGAGTTGTCCGGCACCCGCACCACCACCGGGGTCGGCCACCGCCCGGCCAGGTTGCGCTGGGCCTGCTCGGTGAGCACGTCGACCAGGGCCTGCCGGGCCTGGGAGGTGAGGGTGTCGTCGGTGGCCGCGCTCGCCTCGTCGTAGGGGGAGGCGAGCATCTCGATCGGCCCGTAGTAGATGAACGGCGACGGCTCCTGGATGGGACGGGCCGCACCCCACACCCCGGACCCGTTGGTGACGGCGCCGTAGTTGCACAGTTGCATGCCGTACTCGGTGACCACCGGAGGTGAGGAGAAGTCCCCGTCGTGCATTTCGGGCAGGCGGCCGATCGCCCGGTGGGTGTCCCACATGATGATGCGGCGCCCGATCACCGTGTAGTCCAGACCGGCCGTGGCGGCCATGTCGTCGATCTGCTCCCACGCCGTCTGCGTGTAGTCCTCCACGACCCGGGACTGACGGGCGTCGTCGAAGTGCTGGAGTGCCGTGATGTGCGGCAGCACGTTCGGGTCATACGGGGCCAGCGCGTTGACCGCGATGGACAGCGCGCGCTGCACCACGGTGCTCAGGCCCAACTGCACGCCGCCGCTGAACACCGGCTCCCGGGTGATCGGGTCGACCATCTGGAACGAGTCGTTGAAGCCCTGCCGCATGATCCGCCGGTACAGGTAGGCCATCACGTCCTTGGCCTCGATCTCGACCGAGTCGGCCTGGTAGCCGATCCGGGTGATCGGCCCCTCCCACACCCGGTTGCCGTCGCGGAACACGACGATCTCGTGGGCCCAGGAACGCAGGTCCCGGTACATGGCGCAGCAGTCCGCGCTGAACCCGTTGGTCGTGACCAGGCAGGACGAGATGTCGTCGCGCAGCCGGGAGAAGGTGAGGGCCGACAGCGGGTCGATCTCGCCGCGCGGGGTCTGCCCGCCCTGGTCGTAGACGAACACCCGGTAGGTGCCGCAGCCGAGGCTGCCCTGGATGGCCGGGTTGGACACGACGGGCCGGTCGCTGATCGCGTAGCCCGGGGTGAGGATCGACCAGAACGTGCCAGCCGCCGACCAGTCGGAGGGGACCCCGCTCACCGAGTCGTAGGTGCGGACCTGCCACTCGTAGTGGTAGGCGGGGGCGAACGTCTCGGGCGGAAAGTTCCAGAACTGGTCCGCACCAGGGACCCCGGGCTCGGTGTCCCCGGTGCGGACGATCCAGTCGTCATCGGTCTGCCCGACCAGCCGGTAGCGCAGGTCGGCCCGGACCTGCGTCTCGCCCGGGGCGCCGCCGTTGAACACCCAGCGGAACAGCAGGTCCCCGGAGACGTCGGCCGCGAGGTCGTGGACCGGGGTGACCAGGGTCGGCGGGATGGTGGTGCCGATGACGTAGAACGACTGGTTGAACGACCACTCGCTCCAGCGCCCCGCCAGGTCCTTGTTGCGGACCCGCCACTCGTAGTAGGTGCTGCCCTTGAAGGCGTAGGGGGGAGTCGTGTAGGACGGATCGTCGGGGATCACCCCGGCGGGGGGCGGCACCATCTCGACGGCCACCGTGTTCCACGGCCCGGCCTGCTGGTCGAGCGTGCCAGCGGTCCGCCAGGAGAACTCGAAGCCGGTCTGCTTGTCCCCATCGTCGGGGTCCTCGAAGGTCCAGCCGAAGTTGATCGCGCTCTCGATCGGGAAGTTGGCGTTCTCTGCCGTCCCGGTGTCGGGCATCGTCGGACCACGGTTGGTCCAGAAGTTGATGCTGTTGAACTCCTCGCTGACCCGCCCCGTGCTGTCGATGGCCCACAGCCGGGCGAAGTAGTTGGTGTCCTGGCTGAGCCCGGTCAGGGTGATGTGGGCGACCTGGCCGTTGCCGTAGAACAGCGAGTCGACGTCGATGTAGGTGGCGAAGTCCTTCGTCGGGCTCAGCCGCAGCCGCATCTTGACGAGATCCTCGGGGTTCGGATCGTTGAGCGTCGCGTCGATCTTGACGGTCCCCGTCGACATGGTGGCGACCGCGTCCTCGCCCTCCTGGCCGTTGATGACCACGCCGGTCGGGGGCTCGGGGGGCTGGTGCGTGGGCGGCGGGGTGCCCCACTTGAACTCGATGGCGCCCCCGGCGGACTGGCCGGTGCCGCGCTCGCTCTTGGCTGCGGTCAGCCCGCCGGTGTAGTTCGAGCCGCCGCCGCCCCCGCCACCGGGATGTGTGCCGATACGAGAGCCACAGCCGCCTCCTCCCGAGTGATATCCGCCGCCGCCCCCGCCGCCACCATCGACCGCGTCCGGGGCCGGAGAGGCGCCCTCACCGCCTGGCTGGTGGATGCCGTTGCCGGGTTCCCGCTTCCCCGCCGCGTGCCCGCCGCCCCAGCCGGAGAA